CGGCCACCCGCATCGGTTATGCCTTCACGGTTTACAGGCCGTTAGCCGCGACCAACCCAATTGTGGCTGGCAACGTCATCGGCGCTCCGCTCAATGCCGCGTTCGACGTGAAGGCGTCCAACTTCCCGTTCAACAAGGCCGGTGCCTATAAAGACATGCTCTGGCACGGCCTGTTCGATCGCACCACGACGAAAGTCGGCGATTATCTCTACAATGCCACCCACGGCACCTATTACATCGCCGCGCAGCAGGACATTCTGCCGACGCTGTGCGTCAAGTGCAACGCCACGGTGTCGATCGTGCGGCCGAACGCACCGACCACGGTGGGGGTGAGCAGCAACTACATCGGCGCGACGGCGGCGACCGAGCAGGCCGTGATCACCTCTTGGCCGGCGGCGCTGATCTTCGAGGCGCGCGGCCGCAACACCGGCGCGCAACTGCCGCTCGACGAACAGAACCCGTATTTCACGGCCTATCTTCCGGCCTTCGTCGGCACTGACATTCGGCCCAGCGACATCATGACGGACGGCAACACGCCGACCCGCCGCTACATCGTCGCCGCCTCGGAATTGTCGTCGTTCGGCTGGCGCCTCCTAGTGCAGCACTCGATCTCTTAAAAATCAGCACGAAAGCGGGCTTGTGATGGCCGACTTGTCGGATGTCGAGACCGCGATCGTCAATCTGGTCGGGTCGGCCATCTATCCCAACGGCGCGGCGCAGCCCTCGGCGCTGCCCGGCGCCACCCCGGTCAAGATCGGGCGCGGCTGGCCGTTGCCCGCCACGCTTGACGCCGACCTCGCGGCGGGCAGTGCGCAGATCACCGTCTATCCGCTGTCGGGATCGTATTCGCCGACCTATCAGATCCTTGACGCCACCTATGTCATCACGCCGGCCGTGCATGGCATGACGTTCTCGCTCTCCGGCAACGTCATCACGGTGTCCGGGCAGCCGACATCCGGCGAATATCTGACGCTAGTGTGCGACAATGCCCATATCTATTCGCGCACCGGGGCCACCACGGCGGCGATCCTTTCCGCGCTCGCGACCGATGCGCAGGCCAATTACCCCTCCGCCAGCGCCACGGCGACCACGCTGACGGTGCCCGTGCAGGCCTATCTCACGGTGCGGCAGGGCGCGCCCGCCACGCTCGGCAAGGTGATCCACCGCCAGCGACATTCGATCATGGTGTCGGTGTGGGCGCCCACCGCCGCGATCCGCGACGCTGCGTCCAGCACGCTCGACATCGCGCTCAAGGGCAACCTCAAACTCACCATGCCCGACTCCTCGCAAGCGCTCATGATCTACAGCCGTTCGATCGTGACGGACGAAACGCAGAAAGCAGCGATCTATCGCCGCTCCCTGATCTACGACGTCGAATACGCCACCGTGCAGCAGTTCACAGGTTACGAGATCACCTCGGTGCAGACCTCAAGCACCAGCCCGATCAACACCAACGCCATCACCTGAAGAGGGTACCGCCCGTGTCATATCACCTGGTCTGCGTGCATCCGTTCGGCAAATACGTGAAGGGTCAGATGGTCACCGACCCCATGGAGGTCGCGATCCTGATGGACGACCGCGATCATCACTTCGTGCGCATCACCGCGCCGGACGCGCCTGCAGTTCAGGCTATGGAGCCAGCGGCTGATGCCGACGCATCTCAGCCCGCCAAGCGATCCACTCGGACATAGTCTTGGGTCCCTTGGATTGGTTGCAGGGGCCGCAAAGCAACTGAAGATTATCTGGCCAGTTCGTGCCGCCGCGCGCGAGCGGCACGATGTGGTCGACTTGATAAGTGAGCGAGATGTCAGCAGGGCAGGTGACACAGATGCCGTTCTGCTCCTTGAGCATTCTCTTGATATCAGCCCTCTTGAAGCGTCCCGGTGCGTTTTTCTTGCGGGCACGCGCGGCGATCAGCGCTGGGCGAGATGACTCGCGAACCTTGTCTGGATTCTCAGTGCGGTATTTGGTGACACGCTCCTTGATGCGTATGTGTTCTCTCTGATACCGCTTCTTCTCTCGCCTCTTCTTCTTGTGACCGTTGTTTTGGTAGTCCTTCACTCTTGAGGCTTTTCTAGCTTCAGAATGATGGCGGTCGCGATCGCGCTGACGTACCTCTTCGAGGTTCTCGCGCCGATACTGGCGGGCATATTCGCGCATTTCATCGGCGCGCTCAGCGTAATAGGCCCTGTTGTGGATGCGAGCCTTATCACGGTGCTGCTCGCGATAACTCGCATAGTAGTCCGCGAAGCGATCTTTGTTTTTCGCTCTCCGTAACTTCGAGCACTCAACGCACACGCTTCCTTTGACGAGGCGAGCGCAGACGTGGCCGTGAACGCACGGTTCACCAGTGAAATACCGCTTCAATCCAGCGGCCGTCGCCGCGTCGCGTGACATGAGTTGCATGCGGCGAATGTACCAAACCTGACTATTGAAAGGGAAGCAGAGACATGGCCGGCAACATATTTTTGGACGGGTCTCAGAACCTCGCCGCGCTCTCCGTCCCCGGCGTATACGGAGACGTCGTATTGCCTGTGCCCCAACTTCTCGGCACCCCGACCAACATCGAGGGCCTGGTCGGGGTCGGCTCCTGGGGTCCGCTCAACGCGCTGATCCCGATCTCCAAGCCGGCCGATGCCGCCGTCACCATCGGGCCGCCGGTGATCCGCACCTATGACATGTCGAGCTACGTCTCGGCGGCGACTCAGGTCGGCGGCGTGATCGGCTTCCTCTGCGTCCGCGTCTCCGACGGCACCGACACCGCGGCCTCCGCCACGATCCAGAACGGCGCGACGCAGGCGACCGGCACCATCACTCTGAACGACAACACGCTCGGCACCGGCAACATTGTGGTCAACGGCACCACGGTGACGTTCGGCACCAACGTCACGGTGGGTTCGAACGTCGCGATCACGACGCAGAACCTCCTGACCTATCTGCAGTCCTCGGCCGACGTGAACATCTCCAAGATGACGTATTCGCTGCAGGCCAGCAACGTCATCCTCTGCACCTCGGTCCTGACCGGCACCGCCGGCAACGCCTACACGCTGACCAACGGTAACGAGACCACGCACGTTACGGTCTCCGGCGCGACGCTGACCGGCGGCGCGGCAAGCGGCGCGATCGGCGTCACCCTGACCGGCAAATACACCGGTTCGCTCGGAAATAAGATCCAATTCTCGGTCCAGAACGGCAGCCAGGCCAACAGCTATATGGGCGTGGTCTCGTTTCCGGGCGTGGTGCCGGAGCAGTTCAACAACGTGGCGGGCCCGACTCCGGCGACCGGCACGGCGACGTTCTCTGCCAACCCGACCGCGGCCGATACGCTGACGATTGCCGGCACCGCGGTCACCTTCGTGGCGTCGGGCGCGACCGGCAACCAGGTCAACATCGGCACCTCGCTCGCCGTCACCATGGCGAACCTGATGACGCTGCTGATTTCCTCAGCGGACGCCAACCTGATCAAGTGCACCTATTCGCTGAACGCGGCGCAGTCGGTGCTGACCGTCACCGCCAACCAGACGATCTCGAGCGGTGCCAATGCCGGCGCTGCCGGCAACGCGCTGACGCTGGCGAAGTCCTCATCGGCGATCACGGTCTCCGGCGCGACGCTGACCGGCGGCGTCGGCACCTGGAATACGTTCTGGGTCAACCTGGCCGCCGCATTCAACAACGGCACCGCCTTTCATGGCCCGAGCCAGTTCGTGGTCGCCACCGCCGGCGCCGCGCAGGTCGTGCCGCTGCTGTCGACCCCGGTCACGCTGACCGGCGGCACCGATGGCGCCTCCGGCGTCACCGATGCAACGCTGATGGGCCAGGACATCGTGCCGCGCAAGGGCATGTATGCGCTGCGCAACTCCAATGTCGATTGCTTTACGCTGTGCGACCTATCGACGGTGGCCGATTATGCCGCAATCGCGTCCTTCGGCCTGTCGGAGACGATGTATCCGGTGTTCGCCTCGCCATCCGGCGACACCATCGCCAACGCGCTCGCCGTCCGCACCAACGCCAGCATCGACACGCCGTGGTTCAAGTACATCCTCGGTGACTGGCCGACCTGGTACGACAGTTTCAACGGCGTCTCCCGCCTGATCAATCCTTCGGCCTTCGCCATCGGCATCTTCGGCAACCTGTCGCCGAACCAGTCGCCGCTGAACAAGCCGCTGCAGGGCATCTCGGCGACCCAACGCTCCACCCTCGGTCAGACCTATTCCGACACCGAGCTGACGCTGATCAACAACGGCGGCATCGACACCATCCTGCCGCCGAGCACCTCGCCCGGCGGCTACTACTTCTCGTTTGCCAGCGCCCGCAACGCCTCGAGCAACACCGCGGCCAACGGCGACGAATATACCAGGATGACAAACTTCTTGATCCGCGCGGCGCAGAGCAAGGCGGCGGGCTCCTTCATCGGCAAGCTGCAGTCGATCCAGCCCAACGACCAGACCCGCGCGCAAGCGAAAGCCTTGTTTGATGGCTTCTCGCAGCAGCTTGCGAGCCCGCAGGTTGGCACCGGCATCAACGGCCAGGGCATAATCGATATCCCGTGGTCGGTGGTCTGCGACCTCACCAATAACCCGCCGAACCTGCAGGCGCTCGGCTACCTGTTCCTGTACTGGCAGGTCCGCTATCTCAACGTGGTCCGCTACTTCGTCGTCAAATTCCAGGGCGGCGGCAACGTGACTGTGTCGGTCCAGAGCACCCAGCCGAGCACGACGCAATTCGCGCAGGCGATCAACTCGTCGATTTAGCCGTCGATATCCTCAATCCACCCCTGACCAACCCGCCCTGACCGGCGGGATTTTTGTTGGAGCGATCCATGCCTGTGAATGGTTTCAACGTCGGCAACGACTATACCCTGAGCTACTACGATGGATCATCCGGCGCGCTGGTCAATCTGGGCGACGTGCAGGACGTCAAGATCCACGCGCTCAAGCACGACGTGAAGTCGATGCCCTACAATTCCCCGCCGCGCTACGGCTACGTGCCAGACGGTTACAAGATCGAGTTCTCGATCACCCGATCCGGGCCCGATCTGGAGAACTTCATGGTCGCGGCCGAGAAGAGCTTCAACCAGGGCGCTGTGCAGAAGCCGGGGGTTTTGAACCAGACCACCATCAACCCGGACGGTTCGATCTCCCGCTATCAGTACATCAACATGGTCATCTTCCTGACCGATCACGGCAACATCCAGCGTGATGCCGTGGTCAAGATCATGCTCGATGGTTACGCGAGCACCAAGACCCAGATCGCTTAATGCAGATCGGGATCATCACCGTCGACGGCGCGCAGGTTGGAATCGTCTCCTGGACATCTGGCGAGGAGGCCGAAGATCCGTTTGTCCCCAATCTCGACGGTTATGTCCCCGAAGGGCGGGCGGCTGAGCGGTCGCTTGGCGATGCCCCGGCTGGCGGACCTAGCGCGGGCCACCATCATTATCCGGGTCATCACCCCGGAGGGCATCAGGCCGCCCCGCACCCGCGGTTCGGCGGCGAGGGCGACACCGACGCACCGCCCCGTCGCGGCGGCTACCAGCCCCGCGGCGAGACCTACCACGGGGAAGGCGGCCATCCGGTCACGCAAGGCTCGGCCGAGACCGACCAGGCGATCGTGGACGCATCGCGCGCCCATCATCTGGACCCGAACACCATGCGCTCGATCGCCTCGATCGAGAGCAGCATGAACCCATCGTCAAACGCGCACCGGGCGACGCAGTACAAGGGGCTCTATCAGATCGGCCATGACGAATGGCGGCGGTTCGGCGCCGGCGGCAATATCTATTCCGCGCGCGATAACGCCTTTGCCGCGGCGCGGATGTTCGAGGCCAATCGCGACCAATTCCACGCTCGCTATGGCCGCGACCCGACTGACACTGAATTATATCTCATGCATCAGCAAGGTCTTGGCTTCTACACCCGCGGCGCCATGACCAATATAGGAGGCAACCCGTATCCGGGGATGCGCGGGGCGCAGACGCACGAGAGCTTTGAAGCGGGCTGGGGCCGCGAGGTGGCACGGCGCAAGGCGGGCTTTGCCGCCCGCAATCCGAACACGGCCGCCGCTGAGCCGCCGGCCGATGTCACCTTTGACCCTGAGACGATGGCGCCCTAGCGGCCGTAAATCCACGCGCCAAAGGCGCGCAGCTCATTGATGGCGCGGATCGCGAGGAACGCGCCTAGCTTGATGAAGCCGATCGCAAACAACGTGACGGCCAAGATATAGAAGAACCCGACCTCGCCGCGGTCGAATGCGAGCAGTGCCGGGATCATCACAGCAAACGCCGGCACCCCGAACAAAACACGCACCCATTTGTACCAAGGCGGATCGCCTATGGCGAACGCCTCGGTGGCGGGGATGTTGTCGGGGTCGACCGGCCGGATGGAGCAGCCACGCTGCCGCGCCGCCGCCATGACGGCGGTGATGGCGACCTCTGGCGGCACCATGAACCATTCGTCGCCGCCGGTCGCCTTGTGCCGGTTGAGCAGAAAGTGCGCCTCGACCTCGATCTCGTATCCGTTGCCGTCGGTAAGGCCAACGAATTCGAATTTGAGCGGGAAGGGCGAGCCGGTCTGCAATTGCGCGATGCGCTGGCGGGGATCGTTGGAGACGCCGATTTTCTGCCGGCCATGGTCGCCAGAAATCACATAGACGAAATCTTTGCCCACTGGGGGTTCCCTCATGAAATGGCGCGAGTATAGAGCAAAATGAACGAAAAGGTAGAGACGGCAACGGAAACCCTCGCCAAAATGGCGGAGACCGCCCAGCATATGGATGTGCGGGGCCGCGTTATTTCCGTTAAGCGATTGAACGCATTGCAGTTTTATCAATTAACCAAGGCCATGGGGGCGGCCGCCAGCAACCCGGCCAGCATGGATCTGGCGATCTTGGCGAGCTCAGTCTGCCGGATCGATACCCAGCTATTCGCGCCGCCGCGCACCGAGCGGGACGTCGAGTTTCTGATCCAGCAGCTCGACTTCGATGGCATCGCGGCTGCGGGCGAGGCACTGAAGAAGCTCAGCGGCGAGGAATCCGGCGACGCCGAGGTGGAATCGGCAAAAAACTGAGCAGGCGACTCGCATTCAAATTGCGGGTCGCGGCGTGCAATGGCGTGCTTCCATTTGATACGGCGTTCGCCGCCGACGATGCCTTCGTGCTCGCGTGGCTTGTCGCCAATGGCGAGAACAACGGCGGCACGTTTGAGTGGTTGACCGGGAATTGGGCGCAAAAGAAATGATGACGCTGACGGAGTTCGCCAACCAGCTCGAGGCGTCGATCGCGACCATCAAGCCGCGGCTCGAGATCGGTCTGGATAAGGTCGGGACGCTGGCGCAAACCCTTGCGGCCGAATATCCCGGGCACTATCAGCCGGGCTGGGCGCCGCTGGCGGCCTCGACCTTGCGTGACAAGGAGAAGAAGGGTTTCCCGGTCCCATCGCCCTTGCTGCGCACCGGTGAGATGGCCGGGTCCTACCGCAAGGAATTGGTCCCGGAAGCGCTCGCCGTGGTGGTCGGCTCGCCGGAAAAGGTCGCGCTCTGGCAGGAGATGGGCACCTCGCGCATTCCGCCACGGCCGGTGCTGAGCCTGGCCATGCGGAACGCCATTCCCTACGCAAAGGAAGTATTCGCCGGCATCGCCGTTGCGGTCTTGTCAGGTAAGGCGCTGTTCAAATGATTACCGCCCTCGAGGTCGGAACGATCTTCAAGATCCTCGACGAGGCATCTCCTGCGCTACGGAAGGTACTCGCGCAGATCCGCGAACTGAACAAGGCGATTGATCAGGCCAGCAAGAACGCGCAGGTCATGATGCGGTCCCTGGGCGCGGGCCTCGATCCGGCCATTGCGGCAACCGGTGCACTGGCGCGAGAATGGCGCGCGGTCTCGACGGCAGCGCAGGGCGCGACGCGCTCGATGGCCAATGCGGGCCGGGTGGCGTCGAGGACGCCCGCTCTGACGTTTGCTGGCGGCGTGCCGGTGGGTCGTCCCCCGGCTGCTGGCGGTGGCGGTGGAGGAGGCGGTCGGCATCGGCCCGGATGGCTTGGCGGCGCTGGCGGGGGCGGTACGCACATCTACGGGCCAGGCGTGGCGATCCCCGGCGGCAGCCATGTGCGGTTTGGTGGCGGTGCCGCTGCTGCTGCGGGCCTGGTCGGTTACGGTGCCTATGAGGCCGCGCAGATGGAAGACGCGGTCTTCCAGCTGATCTATCACTCTGGCCAGGAGCAGAACGAGACCAACCGCGCCAAGTTCAGGCAGATCTTGCAGAACTCGATGGCCGAGTCCGGCTATGGCCTGCATGACATCGCGGAGTCCGCCAAGCAGGAAATCCGCATGTTCCAGGGCACGCCCGGCGGCGGCATCGATGTTCTGCCGGAGATGCTTCGCGCGGCGACCATCGAGGCGCGGCTGAAGGGATCATCGCCCGAAGAATCGATGAAATCGCTGATCGGCTTGGCGCATATGACCAAGCAGTATTCGCCTGAGCAGATCAAGAAACTGGCTCCGGCGTTTGCCTTCCTGTCGACCGCCAACCCCGGATCGCTGTCCTCGATCGAGCGGGCTGCGGGTTACGCCGTGCCTATCCTGCAATCGGGCCTCGAGGTTGATCCGGTCGAGTCGTTGCTGCTCGGTACGGCCCTGACGCGCGCCGGTGCGACCTCGACTAAGAGCGGCACCTGGCTGCGTGAGATGGCACTACGCGCCATGCCGGGCACCTCCTTGATGAGTAAGATTGCCTTCCACAAACACGAGGAGGCGCTGAAGGCTCTCGGTCTGGTTGACGACAGCGGCAAGCCGACGTGGTTCACAGACAACAAGCCTGACATTGCGAAGATGCTGGACATCGCCGGCACCCGCGCGGCCTCGATCCCGTTGACGGAGCGGGCGGGTATCGAACGGCAGTTGTTTGGCGCCCAAGGCAGCGGCGCGTTCGCGCTTTTGAGCGACCCAGCGGTGCACGAGCAAGTCCAGAATCTACGGAGGGAGATGGGCTCGCCGGAGTTCAAGGCTCGTTATGGCGCCTTCACGCAAGCCTACCAGGAAGGCTCGACCGTGCAGAACGCGCGCACGGCGTTGCAGG